TATGGCAACTTCCCTCAGTATTCCAAAGTTCTTCTTTCTACTTTGAAGGATAAGTTTCCTACAGTGAACTTTATCAACTTCAGGATTGTTCCTAGCAGGGAGTTTAGAACTTGCTATGAATGGTATGGAAGAGAGAGTGGTGATTATGAGGCAGTGAAGAAAACTTTCAAGAAGAATCAGTACATCACTTTTACTGGAACTGGTTATGATCAGTTCAACATTCTTCCTTCCACTGCTCTAGCACAGGATGAGGATTTTGTTGTTCCTGAGGATGCATCTAAGGCACAGATCAAGACTGCATTTGTTAAAATGCTGAGCAAAAAGAAAACAAATAAGAAACTTTTGTCTTCCTTTATTGATACTATTGCCTAGTGTGACAGTTGGGGGACTGTCTACTATTTCCCCCATTCCTTCCCCATCCATGGTATTATTACAAAGTAATCAAGTTAAAGACATGCAAGAACAGATTGTCAACCTACTCAAAGAACAATTTGGTGTTGAGGTTGATACTCAAGCAGTTCGTACTGTAGCAGATCAACTTAATACTTCTTATGCAACTGCAAGTAAGTATCTTCAAACTTACAAAGTTGGTCGTGGTAAATGGAATCTTGAGGCAACTGTGAAAGAACTGGAAGAAACCTATAATGCTCCTGCTGCTGAAGGTGTGGACACTGTTCAAACTATTGCGCCTGTTCAACAAAATCTAATTCCTGTTAAAGATGATACCTTCGTCAACTTTGGTAACTTTAGTGATATTAAGAAAGTTGTATCCTCTGGTTTATTTTATCCTTCCTTTATTACTGGTCTCAGTGGTAATGGTAAAACCTTTGGAGTTGAGCAGGCTTGTGCACAACTTGGTCGTGAATTGATTCGTGTCAATATCACTATTGAAACTGATGAAGATGATCTCATTGGTGGTTTTCGTCTAGTTAATGGTGAAACTGTATGGCACAATGGTCCTGTTGTTGAGGCAATGGAGAGGGGTGCAATTCTTCTGCTTGATGAGATTGATCTTGCATCCAATAAGATCATGTGTCTCCAGTCTATTCTTGAGGGTAAAGGTGTCTTCTTGAAGAAGATTGGTAAGCATATTGTTCCTAAGGCAGGATTCAATGTGTTTGCTACTGCTAACACCAAAGGTAAGGGTTCTGATGATGGACGTTTCATTGGCACTAATGTGCTCAATGAGGCATTTCTTGAGAGGTTCCCTATCACCTTTGAACAGGAGTATCCTACCATTACTGTAGAGACTAAGATTCTCACTAAGGTTGCAGAATCTCTCAGTATTCCTATGATTCGTGAGCACACAGATTTTATCAAGCATCTGTGCACTTGGTCTGAGATTATTCGCAAAACCTTTGATGATGGTGGTATTGATGAAGTGATCTCTACTCGTCGTCTTGTTCATATCATCAAGGCATATTCTATCTTTGGCAAGAAAGATAAGGCACTCAAGGTCTGCCTGAATCGTTTTGATGATGAAACAAAGTCCACTTTTGTGGAATTGTATGATAAAATTGATGCTGAGTTTCAGCAGCAAGAGGGAGAGTAATCTCCCTCTAAATACATTATCCTTTGCACTCACTATCTCCATGCCTTCAATCTTTCTAGAAAAAGATGGTGATACCATCTATGAAGAACTAGAAGAAGATAATTTAGAAGAAGCAGAAGATGAATATAGAGAGGATAAACTGGACCAAATGATTTCCAAGTACAGTTATTGATTTCATGAGCATTATTAACATTGACACTATCAACCAGCATGAAGATGGTAGCATCTATGTTGCTGCTATAATTGATGATGCAGTGCAAACACATGCACAAACTTACTTTGAACCTGCTGAATATGGTCCTGCATTGTGTGAGGCAGTATTCACACTAGAGGAAGATGAGATCCTTCCTACAACTGAACATGAGTTGACACAATTCCTAGAAGATCTTGATTTAAGTTGGGAATTGGTGGATACTTCAGATTACTATCTTGATTGAATATGACAAAGAGAGCTCTTATTACAGGTGGTGCAGGTTTTATTGCGCACCACCTAATTGGTTATGTTCTTAAACACACTGACTGGGAAATTGTCACCCTAGACAGACTGGATTATAGTGGCAATCTGAACAGGTTGAATGACATCCTTGCTGACTTTACAGCAGAGGATCGTAAACGTGTGAAGGTTGTTTTCCATGATCTAAAGGCAGAACTTAATCCACTTATTAGATCTGAGATTGGCAAAGTAGATTACATTCTCCACCTTGCTGCTGGTTCACATGTGGATCGCAGTATTGAATATCCAATGGAGTTTGTTCTGGATAATGTTGTTGCTACCTGCAACATCCTAGAGTTTGCTAGAACTCAACAACCACACCTAGAAAGGTTCATTTACTTCAGCACTGATGAAGTATTTGGTCCTGCTCCTAATGGCATCAAGTATAAGGAGCATGATAGGTACAACTCTACCAATCCATACAGTGCAACTAAAGCAGGTGGTGAAGAACTTGCTGTAGCATATGAGAATACTTATGGTCTCCCTGTCTATATCACCCACACAATGAATGTGTTTGGTGAGAGACAGCATCCTGAGAAATACATTCCTATGTGTATTAAGAAAGCAAGGGATGGTGAAACTGTAACGATTCATAGCGACAGTAGTTGCACAATTCCAGGATCCAGGCATTATATACATGCAGAGGATGTATCCAGTGCAATTCTATTCCTATTGAACTACAAAGGTAGTTTCAAACCAGATGAAACTGGTGCTAAGTGTCCTAAGTTCAACATTGTTGGATCTGAGGAACTTAACAACCTAGAACTAGCACAGATCATTGCAGAAGCACAAGGAAAAGAACTCAAGTATGAGTTGATTGACTTCCATTCTTCACGTCCAGGACATGACCTAAGGTATGCTCTTGATGGTAGCAAGATGAAAGAACTTGGGTGGCAACCTGCTATGTCTGTAAGACAAAGGATTGCAGAAGTTACTAACTGGACATTAAATAATAGTAGATGGATTACAATCTAAAATGATTCAACTACCATTGCTTCTTGCACTAGCACAACCAGTTCCAGAAAAATTACTCTTAAGTTGTGATGACTTTGATTGGTTGGTGGAAGGAGTAATGTCCAGTGAGTTACTCAGTCCATATCAAAAAGTTGAGTTTATCTCAAGATTTGCTGATGGAACAGATCCCTCTTGCTTTAACACACCTATTGGAGAATAGTCTATGTCAGAAAAACATGAAAAGCGTCGTGATGCCCTGGGATTGTTCTATGAGAGTGTATTGAAACCAGATTCAGCACTGCGTCAATGTGCACACAATCAAAAGTGTTTCAACGAGTTAATGGAGTGGAGATCTGAAGTTCTAGAGTACCTAGATAGACGAAGGAACGAGGAGTTTCATTGATGACTGTAGAGTATGTGTGGTTGAGTATATTTGCTATCATAATTGGAATGGTAATAATAGATCCCAATGTAGGGACATTTATTGTCATTCTATCTAAAACTGCAAGGGTAAATGTAGAGAGGATGTTCTGGATGATTAGATTTCATCCAGTCATTCTCTCTTCTCCTATAGGTAAATGGTGGATGGATAGGAAGTATATGAGGACAGCAAAAAAACTGGCACAAGAACTTTCCAAAAAAGATTCTGATGCTGTATAATGGTTTTATCAAAGGATTCTAATGGATTTCACACCTGAACAAACAAAAATTATTCATGATGCAGTTAGGTATTACCAGATCCATGGTGTATCCTTTAATGGAAAAGAGTACAAACTTTGTGATGATGTCTTAAATAAGACATTTCATGTGTATTTCACTGAAAAGAATAAGAAGTCCAATGAGTAAATTTCCATATGCATCTTTTCCAATTCGTCTCGACATTAAAGAAGAAAATAGGATCTGCTGGTTCCAGTGTCAAGAGCATCTTTTCAAACTCATCGAAAGAGAAAGTCTTGCCCCAAAACAATACACTATCTCAACCAAAGGTGTGGAGATTGTGGGCAAAATCCCTGGGACAAAAAGCAAGCGAGTGCGACAAGGAAGCAGACGAAGTAGCAAAAATTAGGACAGTAATTTTACTGACTTATTTCATTACTAACTGTTTTATTGTTGCTGGAGTAATTAGGCACTGGAATGATGAACCCACAAACAACTACTACATCGTACCCATATCATGTCCTGGATCCAACAACTCCATGGTATGAATGGTTAATGTACTGTGAAATATGTCATCAATTAGATGTACCAAACCAACCAAAATGGCAGAGGTATGCAGCATATAGAAACTATCTAAAATCAGTAGGAGTGATCTAATGTTTAGATCTATTAGAGTTATACTTTGGGGGTGGTCTTTAGAGTTACAAAATTGGTTGTATCCTTATGACTCTGATCCTGAAGAAGATTACTATTACAAAGTAAAGAATGATTTGACAGGTGAGGAGCATTTCATTATGGATTGGATCAAGTCTTTTGATGAAAGAATTGTTGGCAATTTAGATGATATTCTGTGGTTAAAGAGTGAAGTCCACAGACTCTCTAATGAAGTCAAATCTCTTCAGGATGAGAACATTGGACTTACAAATGCTTTGTATGAAGCAGAGAACAGATTAGAGTCTAAGATGGACCAAATCCATCCAGTAGTTTACAACATTGAGGAATCAAAAAATGTATGAAGATTTAGACAATTTTGAGACTGCTCTTAAACACTTTGGCACCAGAGTTGATGTTATCATTGCCATGGAAATGGCAGACAAGATTGACAGTGAAACTGCCTATCAGAAGACTAATGAAACTGAATCCTGATAACTACAAAATTGAAAGGAAAAAGAGATTAGCAGATCTAGTCTCTGAGTATCTTAATGAAGATGATACAACTCCACAAGAGTTTTATGATGAGTTGATTGAAGAAGTTGACTCTTGGATTGATTACCACAAAAAGCAAATGAATAGGGCAGTTGATGTGAAATCACTGCTCATGGGATATAAGAAGTTAGACATTGATCTTTCTGATCTTCCTACAGGCATTTCCACACATAACATATCTTTGGCAACACAAGATGACTATGATGATTTCTGGAACTATTGATCTTTGATACTATGATTCTTAAGGAGAAAATGTGTATTAATTATGATGGGTTTAAGGGGCAAATTGTATTTGTTTGTGATCAATATGCAACCTTTAATCCATTCAACAGTAAAGCATTGATGCTTATATTCAAAGAGAACTGGGAGGATGTGACACTCCTCTAAGTGGCACAAACCTCTTGACTTTTCCCTCCAGATCTGTTATCATTACAAAGTAATCAATCAAAGGCAAATGTCTGTTTCTGTTATTCTCAATGTTGAGTCTTCTGCTATCTCTGAAGTCTCTTTTGACTATGATGAAAATCAAGTTGGTGTGACCTATCTTAGCAATCCTGACAAGTCTTATGTCTTTGCATGTGACAATCCTCTGAGTGTTGAAGATCAAATTCGTACTGCTGAGAGTGTTGGCAAACTGATTGCAAAACTCAAAAACAATAAGGTTCTGATTCCCATTCAGAACTGATAAATAAGGGGAGCAATCCCCTTTATACTTGGAAGGTTGACCGAGTGGTTGATGGTGGTAGTCTTGAAAACTACTGAGGCTAATAACCTCCTAGGGTTCGAATCCCTAACCTTCCTTTGGGAGATTAACTCAGTGGTAGAGTGCCTGCTTTACACGCAGTATGTCACTGGTTCGAATCCAGTATTTCCCACCACGGAATGTAGCTCAGTTTGGTAGAGCACTCGCTTTGGGAGCGAGATGTCGCAGGTTCGAATCCTGTCATTCCGATTAGTCATTAACAAGACTATGAAAATTAACTTATGGTATTCCACATCTCAACAACAATGGAGATGGACTCTCTGTGATGATTCTGATACAATGCGTCAGGAATCAGGACAAAGACCATTTCTTAGAGATGCAATGGAAGATGTTGCTAACACTGTAGAATACATGCTAGAGTGTAAGCAATCTGAATAAACTTCATTCCCCTATAGCTCAACAGGCAGAGTAGGTGACTGTTAATCACTTGGTTCCTGGTTCGAATCCAGGTGGGGGAGTCTGCACATGTGGCGGAATTGGTATACGCGCTGGGTTTAGGTTCCAGTGGAGCAATCCATGAAGGTTCAAGTCCTTTCATGTGCATTGGGGGATTAGTTTAGTGGTAAAATAAGTGCTTTGCAAGCATTAGTCACCAGTTCGACTCTGGTATCCTCCATTCTAAATAAAATTAAGTTGCTATAGCAAAATGAGCAGATTTCTTAATTTGATTGGTAATACTCCAACGCCAGATCCTGAGGAGCAAGTAACAGAAACTCCTAAGAGAGCAAAGGATGAGAATGGACACTTTATTGCAGATGATCCTAGCACCCCTGAAAATGAAGCATGGGAAGGTGGAGTAGCACCCAAGAAAACTAGAAAAAGAAGAACTAAAAAGGCAGATTGATTATACTGATGTGACACATGTACTAGTGTCACAATAAATCTCCAAACAGGGGGATCTCATGCTATGATTACTAGGTAATCAAATGAGATTCATGTCTACTGCATTTCTTGAGGATATTCAAATTGATGAGTTTGATTGTGTAGTGCCTAATGAGGCAATGTTTGACCTCTTTGAAGATAATTGGGAATCCATCACTGAGAGTGATGAAGATGAATGGATTCTGATTGAAGACTGACTTTATTATTCAACAAAACAATGGGAACTCGTAGTTTCATTTCAATCAAACACAAAGACAATACCTATTCTGGTGTATATTGTCACTGGGATGGTTATCCTGAGTGGAATGGTGAAATCTTGAAGAAAGATTACCAGGCACGCAGTAAGGTTGTTGATCTTATTGATGGTGGTGATATGTCTTCACTCAAGACTAAAACTACCTGGGAGTCTACATTCAAGGATGATGAGTATAGTAATACTCGTGAAGAGCAACCTCTTTACTATCATGAAAGGGGTGAAACTGATGAGGATACAATCTATCCTAAGCACTTCAAGAATCATCAGCAACTGTTTAAATATGCTAAAGGTTGTGGATGTGAATATCTCTACACCTTTGATGATGTAGAACTTGATCAACCATTCTGGTCTTTTTGTGGAGTTAATTGATGACAACTAAAGTGAAACGTAAAATGGTGAATGTTGAACCAATCTCTAGCAAAGCAAAGAACAGGTTTGCTAACATGATGGACAGACTTCATGGGTGTCATGTAGAACAAGAGACAGAAGATAAGTTGTTTCTTGCATCAATCAACAGGAAGAACTTCTTCTGGATTGATAAAACAAATGATCCTAATTGGAAGATTGTCAAATGACTGAAGAGTTTGTGAATCTTAATGTTGATGAGTTGGAAGCATTACAAACTGCACTCCAACTGTTGTCTAAGAAAGAGCAAAAATTGATGGAGAGTTCTGGTAAAGTGACCCTTAGTAATTTGTACAACAAACTTCAAACTTCAATAGAGGAAATCAAAGGCAATGACTATCAATCTTGATAAGTTGTCCCACCCATACAAAGAAGCACTTGCAGAGGATTGTGAGGACTATTTGTTGCATAGGCACATTCCATTGGCATCACATTCCTATGATGTGATTATTACTCAAGCACTGCGAGAAGGGTATCAATTAGAGAAGTTTGATAGACCAATTCGCAAACTGGCACAGTAAATCCCCATTTGCCCTCTAAGTGTGATATGCTTACAGCATGATCAAATCAGACATGACTACTTACTCCAATCTCTCCAAAATCAAACCCAAACTTCGTACTCAGGGTCGTGTTTCTGGTAACTTTGGTAAGAACAAAGTTAAGGCAGGTTCTCCTATCTCTGGTCTGGGTGTGACTAAAGCAAAGGTCATCAATGTTACCACTCCAGATGCATACCTGAAGAAAATGTATCAGGTATTTGATACTACTTCTGATCCTAAACTCAAGAAGTTTGCATACACTGAGATTCGCAAGATCTTGGTTCAGCGTGGAGAATGGTGATGGTATATTCTTACAGTGATATAGAAAATGCATACAAAGTTCTCAAGCAAGTTGTAGAGCGTGAGAACAAATTGCACATGATGGATCAAACTATTATTCCTCAACATCTGGATGATTTACAGTATGAAATCTTGCCAATGTTAGAGGAAATAGTATATTTTGATCCCACCCCATGACAATCTCCAAACTGTCCACTATCACTTGACTTTTCCAATTATTTGTGTTACTATTACAAGGTAATCTAAAGACAAATGAACTACAATTCTATTCAAGAGTGTGAAAAAGAACTCAAGACTGCTAAGAAAAAGTATGATAAACTGGCAAAGCAAATTAAAAGATGCAAGTCAGAATATCAATATGAAATCTTAGTTGAAGATTTGGAAGAGTGTAGACAAGATGTAGTTGAACTGCAAATGATTGTCCAAGACCTGCGTAAACAAAAGAAACTGGCAGAAGTTGATGTCTGACCTTTACTCTGAAATCCTTAAATACGAAAACATGCCACTTTCTGAATCTCAACTCTTTACCCTTAAAGAGAACTATGCCAACATGATTATTGATGGCATGGATATGGATTCTCTTTGCCAAATGGCATTTGATCTGTTACTTGATGCATACAAAGATTGTACTGAAGATGACATCAAGGCAGAGGTTTTAGATCTCTATGATGAGGAAACTCTTCACAGTTTGATGCCTGGTGATTGACACCTGTGCTATAATTATTTCACCAACAGTTGAGGACAATGATTGACACTTGTAAATTGCATGATGATTTAGAAGATTTTGCATCTTATCTTGGTGTTGATTATGATGATTTCTATCAGTTGATTTATCGTCTTCCTGATGAAGATGAGTTTGATTGTGAGGTTAAACTAGGTCTCACAGACTAACTAAATAGGGGCAGAGATGCCCCTCCATGGGCACATAGCATAATGGATAATGCCACTGCCTTCTAAGCAGTTGAGTGGGGGTTCGAGTCCCTCTGTGCCTGTTATTTTAGAGAATTATGTTAAACAACTACAGTCATCAAACAACAGAAGCATTTAGAAGAATTGAGGATGCTTTAGCAGGTAGAACTGATGATGATTTGTGTTGTTTAAAAGAAGAACTAGGTAGTTTATACAAAAGAGCACAAGATATTCATAACATGAGAGCATCATTGATTGATGGTTCAGAATATCAAATCCCACACAGATACTAACAATGGAACACCTATTTGTCTTTGGATTTGCTATCCTATTGTGTTGGACAATGAACTACACTTTTCCCACAAAGAATGGGTCAAAAAAGTATTGATGTGACAGTTGGGGAACTGCACACCTTTTTCCCCAAAGCACCCTAATCCATGGTATGCTTACAGCATGATGAAAAACACCACTTTAATGACTGAACAAGTTCTTGACAAGATTGATCAAATGTGTCAAGTTCTCTACACTAACTATCAGTCAAGTTCTATTGAAAGGCATCGCAAATCCATTGAAAATGACATCAATATGGATTATCATCAGAAGATGATTGAAGAACTCTCTATGGGTGAAGGTTGCTACAAGTTCTCTTATGTTAAGGGTAGGAAGTATGCAAAGATTGTGATGCAAACTCCTGCTGGACAGAAAAGTGTTCATGCTTTTGTAGATATTACCAATGGTGATGTCTACAAACCAGCAACTTGGAAAGCACCTGCAAAGAATGGTGTTAGGTATAATCTGATGGATGAAAAGTCTCGCATGGAGATGTATCAGCGTGCAGATTGGGCAGGTGGTTATCTCTACAAATGATATACTTTATCATCATTTCTGCTAGTGTTGTATGGGCAGCACTAGCACTCTTTTCCCCTTGGTTTAATCATCTCGATAACATTGAAAAATGACTTATACTAAAGAACAACTGATTGAAGCACTCTATAGAGAGTATTTGTTCCTCATTCATGATGATTATGATGAGTCTATTGATGCCACTCCAGAAGAATATCTAGATATGCTCAAAGAGTTAAGTTATGATGATTTGATTGTAGAAACTCAGACTGACGACATCTTTACACTAAAACAGTTTATGGATGCATATCTGTGACACTTGACAAACTGGCACACACATGATTGACTTTCTTGTAAATCTATGGTATCATACTTGTATGAAAGATAAAATGATGCATCAATCCACCCTTGATCTATTCTGTGATCATGCAGATGAACAAATGGCAGAAGAATATACTCTAGAACTAGAAGCAAAAGCAGCAGAACTTGAAGTCACTGTTGACTATTACATGGCAGAGTTTCTCTGATAACTAACACCACCAACCAAACTTTCACTAACAACATTATGCAAACCAAAACCAAGTTCAATCACCTCAACCTGCCTACTCTTGCAGATCTGCCTACTCAAACTGTTAATGGTTCTCGTCGTTACTGTGTGAATGGCAAACTGTTGCCTTCTGTCACCACAGTTACTTCCTATCAGAATCGTCAATCTATTGCTGAGTGGAGGGAACGTGTAGGTGAGGAAGTTGCAAACAAGATCAGTCATTTTGCATCTACCAATGGCACTAAGTTCCACAAAATTGTTGAGGACTATCTCAACAACATTGATGCAGACTATGATACTGAAAAGTATGAGATTGCACTCAAATTGTTCAATCAATTCCAGTCTATCCTTGATGATGTAGATAACATTCATTATCAAGAATGTGCTCTCTATTCTGAAACTCTTGGCATTGCTGGTCGTGTTGACTGCATTGCAGAATACAATGGCAAACTGTCTGTAATTGACTTCAAGAGTTCTTCTAAACCAAAGCATGAGAATCAGATCCAAAACTATTTTGTGCAGGAGACAGGTTATGCTATGATGTATGAGGAAATGACTGGCAATAAGATTGAACAAATTGTCACTCTGATTTCTTGTCACTCAGGTGAGACACAAGTTTTTGTCAAGAACCCTGCTGACTATGTTGACACTCTTAAGCAGTATATTGTAGAATACAACAATGCTTGATTGGAAATGCACAGTTAGAACACAATCTAACTACCTGCAAACTGTATATGTAACTGCATACAATCATTCTGATGCAGTTATAGCAGCAGAGTCAAGAACTGGTGGTGATTGTATCATGGCAGTGCCTGATTCTATCACTTCCAGTGATGACAATGATGATGAAGATAGCACCTCTAGTTCATCCTTTGATGGTGCTGGTTTGTTATTCCTTCTCTGTCTGTTCTTCATTGCATTTGCATGGAAACAGATCCTCCTGATTGTTGCTATTGCTGCCCTGATTTGGGGTGTGATATATACCATCAGGAACTAATCTTTTCTGCCTCAGTAGCACAGTGGTAGTGCAATCGCCTTGTAAGCGATAGGTCGTAGGTTCAAATCCTATCTGGGGCTTATACAATGTGCCACAAGTTAAAGTGTCACAGTAAATTACCAAAACTCTGCTATTCATGCTATGATGCATAGCATCAGACAAATTGATCAAATCAATGGACATTCAAACTGTAAAATGGATTCTAGGGAGTGAACAAACTCCTGAACAGTTTGTGTGCTTGATTGATCTCATCAAGACACATCTTGCTCTTGATAATAACAAACTCAGAGAGGATTTTGTATGCTCTCTCATGGGATATACTCCCTCATATGGTGGTGCTGGTCACCCTGATGGATACAAACCAGATGGCACTTGTGTAGATAACAAGTCTGGTCCTAACATTATATTTCCTGATGGTGCAGTTAGTATTACCAAGAAGCATGATTGGGTTTGTCTTGTGCATGAGTTCACAAAAGAAGGTCAGTTGATCTATGTTGCAGAGGTTGCAGTTTCTGACATCATGGATGAACTTGTAGAGGATGCTGCTATTAAAACTGCAAAGGGTGGAAGGGTATCACCTGCCTGCTCACATAGTGTGTGGTTAAAGAAAGAAAACACCAAGATTCTGTATAAGAATCCCTCACTCTATCCCTTAACTAAATCAGGCAAATCTGTTGTTCGCAGATTCCTGGAAATTGATGAATTGGATTACACTAAAACTCAGGTCATTTGATGATGGAAAACAAAGCAAGAATCTTTTCTAGTTTGATTCTCTGTGTTGCATACTTCTCTACTCTTTATCTTGATCCTTTGTCTGGTTCAAGATTGTATATTCTAGGCAATTCTCTAGCAATTCCGTATATGGTCCGCAATAAGTGTTGGGACATTGTTGCACTGCTCTCATTCTTCATTGTTGTAGGTCTACCCAAATCTTTGGGATATTGATATAATGATGTGACAGTTGTAGAAGTGGTCGCTATATTTACCGAAATGCCCAAATCCATGCTATGCTTACAGCATGGAAAATCAAACAAGACAACTCACCAAATTGGAGAAGTTCATGAACACTCCAGAAAATCGCATTAAGTACGCTTTCATCTTCTATGATGAGAACTGTGGTGATGATTACCAGATGAGAGAGTTAGCATTGTCTAGGGCAATGGATTGGATTGCTGTTTGTGATGATGAGGAGGCACACTTCTGATGAATAAGTATATTGAAATGGATCTAGTTTCTATCATTGAAACTCTTCAAAGAGCAGTTGATGTTTGTTATAATGCTCCAGAAAAGGATGATGAAGGTTATCCTTATGCCACTGGATATTCTAGGGCAGCAATGCAATCTGCCATCACACAGTTAAACTCAATCAAGCACAGAATTAAATGAGAATTGCTTTCCTTGTAATGTTTGCTATCTTTGGTGCAAATCTTGTGAACCACACTGTCACAGTTGCAACTGAAATGCAAACCAAAAAAGTACAGCAAATGTATCAACTTATGAGTCTAGATGAGACCCATAAACAGCACTGATCAATCAATCCTGAAAACTGTATCACCCTGAACTACAGGATCCTGAAATGTGTGCTATGCTTACAGCATGAACAATCAAGAAACCACTTTCCCCACTTTCACCACTTTCTACAACATCTCTGGCAAGATGATGATTCGCAACAATCAAACTGACAATGTTTGGCAGTCTTTGATTGAAGATAAAGAGTTCCGCAATGCTATTGAATCTCTCTATGACTTTGTTGTAGAAACTGAGTCTGATGCTGATGATGCATATGACTGGGTATGTGACCAGGCAAATGTTAGCAGTTTTGTTGCAGATGAACCTGCTTGGAATATGTTCTACAGTGTGTGGGAACAAGCATACGCATAATCAATAATTTCCTTCAATTTTAATTGCATACCATGACTCAAACTACCATGCTCAAAACCAAATCTTTCTCCAAAGTTATCTACAACATCAGCAATCCTAAGTGTGTTGTCTTTGATCTTGATGCCACACTTTGCCACCATGGTGATCAATCAGGGTTTGAAGATTGTGACCAATTTCAACCTATTGATGCTGTTGTTGATGTTGCCAAGCACTGCAAATCTAAGGGGTTTGATCTAGTAATTGCTACTGCACGTCCTGACGTCTACATGGAAGGCACTGGGTATTGGTTGCAAGAGCATTTGCCTGAGTTTGATGCACTCTACATGAAGAACGCAGAGGATGATTCTACTGGTTCAAAGTGCAAGGGTGAGCAACTCATGGACATCCTACGTTTCTGGGATGATATACAGTTCTGGGTTGATGATTCTCCTTACAATGCTGCTGTAATTAGTGACCATGGTGTAGATTGCATTCGTCCTTCTCACAATGATGCATTTTGGGCAGATTATGGGGATCAGTAAAGAGAAATTGTGCCACCTGGACTAGTGGCACACAAATCTCCCGAAACCCCTTTAAATGTGCTATGCTTACAGCATGGAAAATCAAACAAGCAACTTCCCCACTTTTCAATCTAAAGATGGCACCATGGTAGTGTCATTCTATCCTGTCAAATTGCCCTTTGGTGATGTATCTGATAGGTGGACT